ACCGTAATGGATGGTCATCGATGTACATCATCGCTAACGCCTCAGCTAGCGGAGCTATCTATGAAACCGCAGGACGTAAAAACCCTAGTGGCGATCCTAAAAGTCGATCGAATAACCCAGGCGCAGGGGCTAACTTTATTAGCCGTATGGGACCTTTGTATGGCGATGGTGCAAGCCGCGGCCGTATGATCTTTAGAGCTTGGTCGGAGGATCAGGGCAAGGCTCAAGCCGCCGTAGTACGCGCTATCGAAAAAACGATTGCTGGCTTTAATCAAGGCCGCTACCGTAAGGCGGCATAATGGCAAAGTTACCTGATTTATTTGTAAATGCCGTTACTACTTTTGACGGCAAAGCGCTGGCTAAAGGTCAAAAACAAATCGGCGGTTTTGAGAAAAGTGTAAAAAACCTAGCTAAAACTTTTGGCGTTACTTTTGGTGCTGCCGCTATGTTGTCCTACGGTAAAAATGCTGTTAAGGCTTTTGCGGAAAATGAGAAGTCTGCAAAGCGTTTAGAGACAGTATTAAAAAATCTTGGCTTGGCTTTTGATACTAGCGCTATAGAAAAAAACCTCGATATGATTTCGGCCAAGTTTGGTTATCAGGGCGAAGTATTGCGCGAGGCTTTTCAGGGTCTAATCACAGCTACCGGGTCTACTACAAAGGCTCAAGATTTACTTAACCTATCTTTAGACGTAGCCGCCGGATCGGGCCAAGATTTACTTACGGTAAATAGAGATCTAGCTGCGGTTTACGTAGGCAATACTAAAGGCCTTAGAAAATATAACTTAGGCCTTGCACAATCGGAATTAAAAACTTTAGGCTTTGATGATGCTATAACGAAATTAACTGCCACTTTTGCAGGCGCAGCTACGGCAGAGCTAGATACTTACGCCGGAAAGATGCGAGTCTTACAAGAGGCCGCAGGTAACGCTCAGGAAACTATCGGCGGCGCTTTAATTGATGCCTTTATGAAACTAGCCGGCGATACGACTATGGACGATTTAACCGATAGCGTAGATAATCTTGCCGATAGCCTTGCAGCCGTTATCGAATTGACTGGAGCAGTAGCCGCTCCCTTTGTAGGCTTAGCTAGACTATTTAATAATGCTTCAGATGCTTACGTCAAACTTTTGTATAAGGCCACCGGTACGGCTTTTATGGGAGATAAGCGCGATCGTCAATATGGAGGCGCTGCGGCTGATAAATACAAAGCCATCGAGGAAACCGCTAACGCTAAGGCAAGAGCCAAGGCCGAAGCTGAAGCTGCTAAGCGCCAAAAAGAATTACTAGCCCTGCAAAAGAAATCGGCTATAGCAGAAAAGAATAAAATTTCGTTATCCAAGGCCGCCGCTGTTTTTGATACTACTCGTGTCTCAATAGCTGCCGCTCTTAAGGCTACCTATGATAAAGAGACACGCCTGCGCCTTGAGGCGCTTATGGCTATTGAGGATGAAAACGGCGATTTAGCACTTAGAAAAATAAGCGAATTAGCTGCTTTACAAAAAAATGCAGATTTAGCCAAGTTATCAGGCGTTAAAGAGGTAAGCGATGCCACCCTTTTATCAATTAATAATCAACTTTTAGCCGAACTCAAGGCAATTAATGATAGCAAAATGGCCGAAGCTGATAAAGAATTGGCACGTGAGGAGGCGTTTAAGAAATATAACGCCGCTATTACAGCTGCCGGCGGTTTAGCTGCTAAGGAGTACTACAGCGAACGCGTACAAATACAATTAACCGAGATAGCTCGCCTTGCTTCGATGAGCAATACGACAAGCGCTCTTAATACTCAAATAATTTTGCGTGAGTCCGCCGAAATATCAATGATTAATCGTGTGGCCGCGGCACAAAAGGTCGCCGATGATGCTCGCCTTAAAGCTTTACAAGATTACGCCGCTGCTTTAGGCAAAATTGGTACGGGTGGAATTACCGGTGTTATTACCGGAGGTACTACCGGAGGTACCACAGGCGGTACTACCGGAGGTACCACAGGCGGTACTACCGGAGGTACTACCGGGGCAGGAGCATTAGGCGGCAAAACGGCTTTTGAGTTAGAACAAGAAGCAGCACTTAAGAAATTTTTTGAGGCAGAATTAGCAAGGCGAGCCGCTGAAAAAGCTGCTGCCGATGCTGCTGCTAAAGCTGCTGCTGAGGCTTTACAGGGTGTCGGAAAAGGCATTACCGAAATCGGTATCGTTGGCGAAAAGATCGATTTTATACCTAAGGCAGAAGCTACCGCAGCTAACATCGCAGCTATTTTAGAATATGCAGATGCCGCTACTGCAAGAGCTAACGCTATTGCAGCTTTGTTAGAGTCATCTAATATGCGAGATATGGAAATTTTAACTGCTCAGGCGCTCGGCAACCCACAATACGGTTTTCAATCTTTCCAATCCGCCGAGGCAAAAGCTTTAGTCGCAACAGGTAACGGAAGTGTAGGCGGAGGTATTGGAGCTTTTGATCGAGATATTAATATTACGGTAAATACTGGGGTGGGAGATCCCGAAGCTATTGCTCGAGCTATTGAAGATTTACTTAATCAATCGGGCTACAGAGGTACGACTACTAATCGCGGCTCCGGGAATTACTTAGTAGCGTGAGTACTTGGCTCCCAGAGTGGAAAATAATCGTAGGCACGACTGAGTATACAAACGTGCTAAGCGTAAATATGGCAACTGGTCGCGATGACGTAGACCTACAATGCAACGCAGGCTACGCTCGTATGGAGATCGTAAATATAAATAACTCGGCCTTTGATATTGACGTTACCGATAGCCTTACCCTAGAGTTAAAGAATAGCTCCGGTACTTACGTGCCTGTTTTTGGCGGTACGGTATCCGATTTTGGTATTTCGGTACGCTCGCCTGAGGAAGTCGGTTTTATAACAATCGGTAATATATTGGCTGTAGGATCCTTGGCTAAATTAACGAAAGCTCTGTTCCCGGATGCCTTGCCTAAAACTGAGGATGGCAATCAAATATACGACATACTTAACGAGCTACTTATTAACTCGTGGTTTGAGGTTGCTCCGGCTTTACAATGGCAGGATTACGACCCTACGACTACGTGGGCTAACGCTGAAAACGTAGGGCTTGGCGAGATCGATCAGCCGGGCCTTTACGAGATGATTTCCCGTTCAGCTGATCCGTTTAGCAGCTATAACCTATGCGCTCAGATAGCACAAAGCGCGCTCGGTAATATTTATGAGGACAAACAGGGACGAGTCTGTTACGCCGATGCCGATCATCGTACGGCTTACCTATCGGCTAACGGCTATACGACTATTTCGGCTAATTACGCTATCCCGTCGAGCGTTAAGTCAATTTTACAAATAGGCAAGATCCGTAACTCGCTTGTATTTAACTACGGTAATAATTACAATAATCAGGCAACGGCTTTAGATGCTGACTCGATCGCTAACTATGGCCGCTATCAGCGCAGCGTAAGCTCTAACCTGCATAACTTGTCGGACGTGAACGATGTAATGGATCGTGAGCTAGGGCTCCGGGCTATCCCACGTGAGCAGCTACAGGCCATTACTTTTAGACTAGATAATGCAGATTTACCCGATGCTGAGCGAAACAAGCTTATAAATGTATTTTTTGGTGAGCCTATTGTTATTAGCGATCTACCCATCAATATGTTTAACGGATCTTTTAACGGCTTTTTAGAGGGCTTTGCTATTAGGGCCACGCCTCAATTCGTAGACATAACGCTCACCCTGAGCCCTACAGATTTCTCATTAGTCGCGCCACAATGGGACACGGTTAGCCCGCCTAGCCTGATTTGGACAGGTGTAAACGCTACACTTGAGTGGGAAAACGCATTTGGAGGTTTGACATAATGGCAACAGTTACCCCTAATTTTAACTGGCCTGTACCGACATCGACTGACTTAGTCAAAGATGGAGCTACAGCTATCGAGGCACTTGGAGACTCTATCGATGGTTCGTTAGTCGATCTCAAGGGCGGCACTACCGGGCAGGTACTTAGTAAAACCTCCGGTACAGATATGGACTTTACTTGGGTTACTACGGATGATGCTAACGCGATCCAAAATAGTATCGTCGATGCTAAAGGCGATCTGATTTCAGCTACAGCTAATGATACTCCGGCCCGCTTGGCGGTCGGATCAAACGGCGAGACACTCGTAGCAGATAGTTCCACTTCAACAGGCTTGCGTTATCAAGCACCTGTTGCACAAAATCCAATTCTTAACTCAGCCTTTCAAGTTTGGCAGCGCGGCACTTCTTTTTCACTTGCCGCATCTTCTGCCGTTACTTATACAGCCGACAGATGGAGTGTTCCAACTGGTGCAAACCAAGCGTGTACTATTTCAAGACAAGCAACTGGAGACACCACTAATTTACCAAACATCCAATACGCTTTAAGATTTCAGCGCAATTCAGGTCAAACTGGAACAGGCGGACTTTACTTACAGCAAAACTTTGAGACTGTAAATACAATTCCTTTTGCTGGCAAGACTGTGACAATGTCTTTCTATGCACGCGCAGGTGCTAACTTTTCTGCTACATCTAATGCATTGAGAACGTATCTAGTAACTGGAACAGGCACAGACCAAAACTGGCTAACTTCAGGTTACACAGGTAGCGGATTAGCAATAGACGGAACAGCAACACTAACAACAACTTGGCAGCGTTTTACATTTACAGGCACAATTCCAGCAGCAACGACTGAAATCAGTGTTTCAACTTTTTTCACGCCAACCGGTACAGCAAGCACTAATGATTATTATGAAGTAACAGGATTTCAATTAGAAGTTGGGTCAGTAGCGACACAATTCAAAACTTTTAGCGCAACACTTCAAGGAGAATTAGCCGCTTGCCAGAGGTACTACTACCGAACAAATGGTGGTGCTAATTTGCGATTTGGAACTGGTCAAGCAATAGCCACAACTTTGGCAAATTGTTTAGTTCCATTTCCTGTGCAAATGAGAATTGCACCAACGGCTTTAGAGCAAAGCGGAACCGCTGCTAATTATGGTGTTCTAAATGCTAGTGCGAGTTCTGTCTTAACTGGTGGCGTGGTTCCAACTTTTGACAAAGCTGGTTTGATCAATGCAAATGTTACTTTCACGGTTACTTCTGGTTTAGTGGCTGGAAATGCTGCTCAATGTATGGATAACAACTCATCTAGTGCCTATCTTGGTTGGAGTGCTGAACTATAATGAAATACGAATATTTACACGACACGATTGATGGAGTTAAAATCTTTGGTCGCATTGATGATGATGGCTTAATGCGTGTCACTTGCACCGAGGATAATCCTGACTATCAGGCTTGGCTAAATCCAGCGGAACAATCCACACCGAGCGTTACTAATGGAAACTAGCTATAACGGATACCCGGCATCAAAAGATCCGGAAGCAATTAGAATAAAGTCCTACCCTGTAAAGGGTACGGATCGTAAGCTGCGATGTGCTGAGAGCGTGGGGCCACTACTCGCAGCCTTCGCGGCTGAATTTCACGAGCTGATCGAGCCGATCGATGAGGGTACGTTTGACGACTGGGCATATGCGTACAGGATGGTAAGAGGCAACCCTACAAAATTATCGTGCCACTCATCCGGGACGGCCATCGATCTAAATGCAACAAAGCATCCACTAGGAAAATACGACACTTTTCCGGCTGAAAAAGTACCAATGATCCGGGCGCTTGCTAAAAAATACGGCCTCAAGTGGGGCGGCGATTTTAAGAGCAGGCCGGATGATATGCACTTTGAGGTAGAGGTATCAGCTGCAAAAGCTAAAGCGTTAATCTCGAGTTTA